GTAAGCAACCTGAAAATCGGATCGCGCGCGGGAGCTGAGCGATAATCCTCGGGGGTGTAAAGCAGCTCCACGTTCGCAGTACGTATTTGTAATGACTCAATCGCCTGGAGCAAGTCGGCTATTGATCGATGCACAACGGCGTCAGCAGCTGCCGGTAAATAGGAGGACCAAACCCCGGTCACCGTTTGGACCCATTGCAGCATGTCGGGGACATCGACGTCAGCTGGTAAGCCTGGAACCTCAACCGCGTAGAAGATGGGCCGTATGACTGCATTAGCCGGCAGACTCGTGTCCCCGTCTACGAGCCTCATCTGGTTAGGTGTAGGCTCCCATCTTAACCATTCTAGGAGATGTAGTTCATGTAGAAAAGGCAGGAGGCTCTCACCCGTGATAGATATCGAGTCAGTCGCGGTCTCATTCACGTCATTAATAGCAGTAAGCAAGGGCACCGGTGTTTGTTCGTTATCTAGCAGGATTTGGGTTAGCCGTAAAAAGACTTCATCGGGGTCAGCCATTTTGTAAGTCCGGTAGACCTCGATTAACTCTCTAGACAGACGGGTAGCAGCTAAAATTACATTACTGACCACGTCGCCTCTCGTGAGAACGTCTAGTGCACTTCTGGCGTTATTTGCAATATTTCTGGTCTCATGCTGCCTAATAGCCTGACGGAGCAGGCTGACAAGGAAAGGTTTAAGTTCGTCGCGAACAGCAGTGCTAACAGCACGATGAGCCTCATCAGCAGACTCCGGAACCAGTGACGCATACAGATCAGCCAGATTAGTAGCACGTACAAATTCAGCGAATTGGGTAATGCCGCCGTTTAGAGCAAGAAGAAACAGCCTCGCGATGACTGCCAGGTCGGCGTTTAGGCTGTTGGTCATCGTCCTCTCAGCGAGGGTCGCGAATTCGGTCATTAGTGTTCGTACGTGGAAGGGTCCAAACGCTGATACTTGACTGCCCATATAGCGCAGCTTGAACTGGCCAAAAACTAGAGGTGATACCATTCGCCATATAAATCGCCACATCGGAGTATAATCGCCTGAATCAGAATACAGCTGACCAGTCACACCGGTCATGCCAGGGGTGAGTTTCACCAT